ATCTGTTTAACTACGTCTTAACCACGATTGGTCAGAGATTTAAAGTCATTGACGTTATCAATGCAGAATCTGATTGGTTCTTAAACTATGAGACAACTAGGAAGATGGATGAGTTGTTCTTAAACAGTGGCACAGTCTTGGTTGGTGCTCCTGATCGTTATAACTTTAACGGTGTAGACAACAATGGAGATACACAGGTAGACCTATATCCTATCCCTGATGGTGTCTATGATATCTACTTTAACGTCATCAAACCACAGGCAGAATTTACCGCTGCTTCGACACAGATCAAGATTCCATCAGAGCCTGTAATCTTCCTAGCCTATGCTAAGGCTTTGAATGAGCGTGGTGAGGACAATGGACTAAACAGTGCTGAGGCTTATGAGTTGTATCGTCAGTCTCTATCAGACCACATTGCTGCTGAGGCTAACCGTTATCCTGAAGAACTCATCTGGGGTTCCATTTAATGAAAAGAATACAGACCGCTACTATTGCTGCTCCGGGCTTTCTAGGCCTAAACACGCAAGAAAGCAGTATTCAGTTGTCTTCAGGGTATGCTCTGAAGGCACAGAATTGTGTCATCGATAGATATGGTCGTATTGGTGCTAGGCGTGGCTGGACACCTGTAAACACAGCAGTCAACACAGACTTAGGTGCCGCTAACGCTGTAGAATTCATCTTTGAGATGATTGATGTTGGTGGTAATGAAACCATCAGTGCCGGTAATAATAAGTTGTTTACTGGCACCACAACGATGACCACCAAGACTGTCAGGACACAGGCTAACACTGCTGATGTGTCTTACACGATAACAGGCAATAACTGGCAAGCCGCAGCTTTGCCCTATGGTGACGGCGCTGATGCTGTTTCCCATGCCTACATGGTACAGACAGGACATCCTGTACTAGTCTTCCACAACCTACCTACTCCGGGCACTGGTGCTACCTTCTCTGTGGCTACGATTAGCGGTGGTGGCGGTACTGGTCCAATAGCGACAGTAACAGTCAGTGCTGCTGGCTCTGGCTACAATGTTGGCGATGTGTTAACTCTAGCAGGCGGCACAGGTTCTAATGCTAAATTAACTGTAGCAACCCTTAGCGGTACTGGTGTAGCCACTGTGACAGTCTCTACTGCCGGTACGGGATATACAGTTGGTAACTCTTTGACCAGCACAGTCACTACTATTGCTAACCCACACTCCCATTCTGGTTCCTTTGGCTTTCAGCAGTTAGGCGACATTGGTACGTTGCCAACAGGTTACTCCATAGCAGACTTTAAGCCAAACTGTGCCTTAGCTGCCTATGGTCGTATCTGGATGGCAGACATTGTTGGTGATAGGCAGACTGTTTACTTTAGCAGGCTCTTGGATGGTTCTGACTTCCAAGGCGGTGATTCAGGTTCTCTATCGATCAATTCTGTGTTCCCTAACAATGACCAGATTATCGCTCTAGCGGCTCACAACGGCTTCCTAATTATCTTTGGTAGGAACAACATTGCTATCTACAGCAACCCCATAGATGTCACTACCTTGGCCTTGGCAGACTTTATTCCCAATGTCGGCTGCATCGCAAGAGACTCTGTCCAGAACACAGGCACAGACATTGTCTTCCTGTCTGACTCTGGTGTGCGTAGCCTCCAACGGGTCATCCAAGAGAAGTCCTTACCTATGCGGGACCTGTCTAAGAATGTCCGTGATGACCTGATTACTGCGGTAGCCTCAGAGACAGCCAGCACTATCAAGTCTGTCTACTATGACCGGGATGCCTTTTACCTGCTTACTCTACCAGCAACTAAAGTTACTTACTGCTTTGATATGCGGGGTGCTCTAGAAGACGGATCTGCCCGTGTCACTATATGGGATAGCCTTGATCCAAAGGCCTTGTTTGTTAGCCAATCCAAGCAACTGCTGTTAGGCAAACCTGGGTATATCGGTAGATACTTCGGACACCTAGATAATGCCTCTACCTACCGGCTCCAGTATTACACCAATTACTTTGATTTTGGTAGTCCAACAGCCTTAAAAGTCCTTAAAAAGATAGGATTTGTGGTTATTGGAGGCTCTGGTGACGCTATAGCCATCAAATGGGGCTTTGATTACAAAGAAAATTACAATAGTGAAACGAAATTGCTTGACACTGGGATAGTTTACGAGTATAATATAGGGGAATACAATATTGCTGAATTCTCCAACGGTGTCGTTCTAGACCAGTTCCAGGTCAATGCAGGCGGTACCGGGGCTGTCCTACAACTAGGACTAGAAGCCGAATTAAATGGTGATCCTCTTTCTATTCAGAAAATCGATGTTTATGTCGCACAAGGAAAAACAGTATGAGCAATTACACAAAAGCAACTAACTTTGCATCTAAAGACGCCCTCAGCACTGGTAATCCAGCAAAGGTTATCAAAGGCACTGAGATTGATGCGGAATATACCGCCATTGCCTCTGCTATATCATCAAAGGCAGATAGCAACAGCCCTACCTTTACAGGTACTCCATTAGCGCCTACAGCATCGGCAGGCACCAGCACAACACAGATTGCTAGTACAGCCTTTGTTGCTACGGCGGTTGCAGCAGCTATTCCTAGTGGCGGTATTATTATATGGTCTGGTTCTGTAGCATCTGTCCCTTCAGGATGGTATCTGTGTAACGGTTCTAATGGAACTCCTGACCTAAGAGATAGGTTTGTTGTTGGCGCAGGGTCTACTTATTCAGTTGCCGCCACTGGTGGTTCTGCTAATGCTATTGTTGTAAGTCACAACCACACGGCAACATCTACTGTAACAGACCCAAGCCATGCCCATAATACTTATCCTGGAAACGGCACTGTAAATATTGGAACTTACGTTGCTGGTGCAGAAGTTAGGGGTGGTACTATTGTTTATAACAGCACAGAGACAGCAGTAACAGGAATTACTGTTGGAACAACGGTGGCATCTTCAGGCTCAAGCGGCACTAATGCTAACCTGCCCCCGTACTATGCTCTGGCTTACATTATGAAGGCCTAATGAAGATATCAGTAGTAAACAGAAAAGATTATGTAATCTTTCTTGAGTACTTTAACAATGTTCATTGGCTTCATACAGATGTGTTTAAATGGTCATTAAAGATAAAAAAGCAATACATTAAAGAATTAAATCAGTTGCAGTCACTACTTAATGCTCCTCTATATGGCTTAGTAGATAATGACAAACTTGGTAGGTTTGGTAAAACAATAGGGTTTTCTTTTCTACAAGAGGCTATAGGTAATGATGGTCAAACATACAAGATTTATATTAGGAGTTAAACATGGGTAACTTTGTTAGCGGTATACTAGACCCGTTTACTGGTGCTAAATCTACGAGACAGGCGGCAGAATTAGCAGCACAGCAACAAGCAGAGGCTGCTCGTTTAGGCGCTCAAGTAGCTGCTTTTAGGCCTGTAGGGATTACTAGCCGATTTGGTGGATCTCAGTTTGGAATTCAAGATGTCGGCGGAGCGCCCCGTGTAACGTCAGCCTCTTATACAGTAGCCCCTGAATTACGGGCAATTCAAGATAGATTGTTAGGGCTTGCTCAAGGAACAGCCTTAGAACAAGCAGAAGCTGCTGCGCCTTTTACTCAGAGGCTTTTTAATCTCGGTAGTCAGTATATTGATGAGTCGCCACAGGCAGCACAGCAAAGAATCTTTAATCAGTTAGAGGCAGTAAGACAGCCTTCTAGGCTACAAGAAGAACAACGATTAGCATCTTCTGTGTTTGGACGGGGCCGTGCTGGTCTTAATATTGGTATGATGGGACAGCCTGAACTGTATAGCCTTGGTCGTGCCAGAGAAGAACAAAGAGCCGCCGATGCCCTAGCAGCAGAACAGTTAGCAAGAGAGCAAGTAGGTTTTGGTACTGGATTGTTTGGTACTGGTCTTGGATTACAGACACAGGCTCTTGGGCCTCTACAGTCTTATCTTGGAACTGCACAAACCATTGAAGAACTTGGGCAGCAACCGTTCCAGCTTGGATTGGCTGTTGGAGGCGCTGCACAGCCTGGAGCTACTGCTGGTGCCAATCTTCTTGGTGCTGGTCTAACACAGTCTGCACAGACTAGATTCCAAGGAACACAAGCAGCTAACCAAGCAAATCTGGACTTCTTATCGTCATTAATTGCCGGTGCATCTAGATCCGCTGGTGGCGGCAGACCTGTTTAGGAGATAAAGAATGGCAACAACAGCACAACGTGGTCTTTTAACCAGTTTATATGGCTTTGATCCTGTACAGAGGCGTGCAGAACAGCAGGCTGGTCTAGATAGATTTTTAGCAGCACAACAGACACCACAGGCCCGTTTAGGGGCTGCATTAGGTAGTTTGTTTGGTCAGTACTTAGCTCCAGAATCAGAAGAGCAAACCCGTGTTGCTAAAGTCAACAGCATCTACAATCAGGTTATGTCTGACGCTGATCCTACTAAGCCTACAGAGTATCTTGAGAAGTTGGGCCGCTTGGCTCAGTCTTTCCAGCAAGCAGGCTTACCTGAACAGGCAGAGATAACTATTGATAGGGTTAGAAAATTAACACCAGAGCCTAAACGTACTGTAGTTGCTCCAGGTGCTACTGTGCTAAATGAAAAAGGAGAGGTTGTCTATACTGCTCCTGATCGTGAAAAAAATATCAAACCATCTTCTGATTTTGCACAGGCAGCAGTAGAACTTGGTTTTGGTGCTAGGCCAAATCTTGATGATTATAATCTTAATGAGGCAAGAGCAATTAACAGCCTCATTGAAGCACGAAGGATTAAAACTGCTGGAGCTGGTGCTTCTAAGATTGAAATTAAAGGGCAAGAAAATGTCCTTGATATTGACAAAGAAGATGCTAAAGGTTATAGGCTATCTAGAGAGTCTGCAACAAAAGCACTACCTGTATTGACTAAAATGCAGAGTTTACTAGATTCTCCTCAAGGAATCATTGGAGGAACTGCAACAGAGGCTCGTACTGGTTTCTTAAAGGCGCTTGACACTCTTGGAGTTAGTACAGCAGAAGCAAGAAAGTCAATTTCTAACACAGAACAGTTTAACATTCAAGTTAGAAACTTATTACAAAGCATCATTAAACAGTTTGGATACAACCCATCTAATGCTGACGTAAAGTTTGCTTTAGAGTCATTACCAAATGCATCTAACTCACCAGAAGGTCTTCGTGCAATTCTGAATTCGCTTGTTAAGGCTAACAAAGACCAACTTAATGAATCAACAAGGGCTTTAAATTATTTCCGTAAGAACAAAGGAAGTTTTGAAGGATTTACTCCTAACCTTGATATTGTTTCTCCGGGTGGTGGTCCTAAACCACCGTCTCAGATGACTGATGAAGAACTTCGTTCTGAAATTGCTCTCCGCCGTCAACAAAAATAGTGAAGGAAAACAATGGCATCTTTACAAGAACTTGAAGCAGAGTTAGCCAAAAGAGAGCAAGAATCTTTTAGCGTATCTAAGGCTTCTCAAGCATTTGCAGCCGGCGCTGCTCGTGGTGGATACGGCGTGGCTACGCTTCCAGCATTGCCGGGAGAAATAGCAAGAGGTGTTGCCGGTGGTCCTTCTGAAATTGAAAGAGGCGCAAAAGCATTAGGGATTAAAACAGAGACAGACTTTCCGGGTTATGAACGGTTCTTTAGAGCAGGGGAAGGGGCCGCCCCAGGGGCTGGTTTTGGGGCAACTACAGGCGCAGCATTAGGCCCAGTAGGTATGTTAGGCGGTGCTTTAGTAGGAGGTCTTGGTGGCTTGATCTCAAACGTAGCAGCAAAAGAGTTATTTCCGTCTTCACCAACTGCTCAAATGGCAGTAGGATTATTAGCGCCCAGTGGTGTTGCTACAGCACGGGCGAGGGCTGGTGCTGCTCCGGGAGGTATAGAGGCACCTGTAACAAAAGCTGAAACTGGAATAACTGAAACTGCTGGTCAGCGTACTGGTGCTCCTGCGGCCTTGATGCAAGAAGAAAAAATTAGAAGGTCTTCACAGGCAGGACAAATTGCATCTGCCTTTGATGTTGCTCAAGCCAACTCTGTAGATGGGTTTTTAGGGAATATACAGAAGTTTAGTGCAAACCCTAATTTAAATGTTGAGCAAATTACTCAGGGTATTTATAAAGCCTATGATAACTTTGCAACACAGTTACAAAATAAGTTTAAAGCAACCAATACTGCTAATTTTAATAAAGCAAAAGAAGAGGCAGGTTCCTCTTCAATCATACCAACAAACAATGTGCAACAAACCATTGATCGATTGATTGCTCAGTATGACAATCCAGAAGTTCCCGGTATGCAAGCAATAGTAGGTTCTTTGCGTAGAATTAAAAGCGAATTAACAACCACTACCACAACTGGAGGTAGGCTTGTAGATGAACGTGGTGTTCCTTTTGCTGAACCTACAACAACGGTATCCCCAAATAACATCAGCATAGACAGACTACAGCAAAATTTATCCGCTTGGGGAGATGCAGCTTACAAAGGTACATATTCAGTTCCTGGTAAAAAAGTATCTGAGTTTTCAGATGCTTCTCCTGGAGTTGTAAAAGGCATTGCTAGACAGGTTTTAGGAGCGTTTAGAGATGATTTAAATGAAGCAGCAGAGTCAGGTGTTCGTGGTGCTGGAACACTAAAACAAGCTAGAGATGCATTTAGAGAAAATCTACAGGTTTTGGATGACTATGCATCTAAACCTCTTGTAAAATACTTTGATCAGCCTTCTGCTAATGCTTTAGTAGCTGAAGATGTAGTTACAAAGTTTGTCAACTTGCCAGCAACACAGAAAGCAGATGCCGCTGCTGTGCTCCGTAGTGCTCGTCCAGACATCTGGGAATCTCTTAGAAGCCAAGGCTTGGGACAGATATTAGAACCTGCCCGTATTGGAGATGCAGCCGCTGCTGGAAGTCCTAAGTTTGATGTCGGAACAGCATTGAAACAACTTGGTGGATTGAAAGATGCAGATATACAGTGGCTCTTTCCTACTAAGGAAGAAAAGAACTTGTTTAGAACAGGATTAGAGCAAATTCAACGAATCCAGCGTAGGTCATCATTTATGGACCTAGATCCAGCACAGTTCAATCAAGCTGCAAGAACCGCTGCTGAGGGTGCCGGTGCTCTAAAAGGAGCAATTGCTAAGTATGGTGTGCAGACTGTTGTGGACTCTTGGAGACTAATGGTAGGATTTGCTGATGAGCAAAAGATGGCTTATATGATGTTTAATCCTAATGGAAGACAATTAATTAGGGAATTATCAAAGCCAAATCCTAATGTAGATAAAGTACCAACAGAGGCTGTAAATGCTTTGGTTGCCGGTTCTTTAGCGCCTGCTGTTACTGCTAGGCCGGCTGCTCCCGAAAGACAACAACAACCAGAGCAACCTGTATTTTCTGTTGAGGATTTAGAGGCAGAACTGCGCCGCAGAGAACAAGCAGGCCAGTAACATGAGCGAACCAGTCACTCAAGTTGCCAAGGCTGCTGTCGCTGGCATCAAAGAGGCATTGTCGGTAGGCAAGGAACTGGAGTCAGTCACCAAGGACATCCAAGACCTTGGCAAGGCTGATGTGCAGGCCAGAGCCGCCTTCCGCAAGAAGCAGCTAAACAGGCCCAAAGATACCTCTGTGTTCTCTGCCGTTGAAGAATGGCGTGGAGTCTACGAAATTAAGAAGATAGAAGAAGAACTCAAACACGACATCATCGAGAAGCACGGTCATGCTGCCTGGGCTGAGATAGAAGTCATTAAAGAGCGCATCCTAAAAGATAATAAAAACCTGACTGACGAGTACGGCAGAGACCTAAAGAAACTGGCTGAACTGAAGCTGTATTGCTTCTTAGCTGCTTTGGTTCTAGTTAGCTTTGCCTATGTAGTCGGTTATAAACCCTAAGGAACCCTATGCTATCCCTTATATCCTCCGCTATCGGCTTTTTTGCCTCTGGATTGCCACAGGTACTAAACTTCTTCCAAGACAAGGCAGATAAGGCTCAGGAACTTAAACTAGCCCAGATGCAGACTGAGCGTGAACTGGCATTGGCAGAGAGGGGCTTTTTAGCCCAACAGAGGGTCGAGGAGATCAGGACAGACCAGATTGCCCTCCAGACCGATGCAGACCGCCAGGGAGCCGCTTTAGAGCACGACAAGGCTATTATGGCTCGGGCATCTAACTGGGTGGTTAACCTAAACGGCATCGTAAGGCCTGCTGTGACCTTTATCTTTGTGCTAGAACTGGTTTTAATCAATATTGGTCTAACCTACTTCCTGCTACAGGGCGGGTTAGGCAGTATGAACGTAGAGCAGTTTATCGCAGCTACGGATGTTATCTTCTCTGAAGATGAGATGGCTTTGCTGTCAGGAATCATTGCTTTCTGGTTTGGTTCTCGTCAGTGGGGCAAGAAGTGAATGTATCAAAAGAGTGTATAGAGGGCATCAAAAAGGATGAAGGAGTTAGATTTCGTCCCTATCGCTGTCCGGCTATATTGTGGACTGTTGGCGTTGGTCATGTTATTGACCCTAATCATATAAAGGTAAAATTAGATGAACGTAAAGGACTTGCAATCCCTGATGGGTGGGATCGAACTCTCACAATGGATGAAGTCAATGCAATCTTGGCAGCAGACTTGTCTCTCTTTGAACGAGGCGTACTTAGACTATGCCCTCAAGGACTTACCCAAGGCCGCTTTGACGCATTGGTCAGCTTTAGCTTCAATGTTGGACTCGGCAATCTACAAAGGTCAACAATCCGCATGAAGCATAACCGTGGCGACTTTGAAGGCGCTGCGGAGGCTTTTATGGCATGGACAAAGGCTGGTGGTAGGGAACTCCCCGGCCTTGTCAAACGCCGTAAGCACGAAAAAGAGATGTACGAGAAAGAATAAAAAAAGAGCCTCCGAAGAGGCCCGTTAAGTACTACACCCTAGACTACCAAAAAACCATTATTCTGAGGATGAACAGGTCAATGACGACACAGTGTTCCTCTTCAAAGTCATCAACGTATTCAAACCCCAACATACAACCACCAATGATGTGCAGTAATACTGTCATGTCAGATCTCGCAGTGCCCGGCAACGCAGGCTAATGTTTGTGCACCTTCGACATTGTCTTCTACTTCGACTAAGTCGTCCCATTTGATATCTTTAGGCATCTTAGAGAGCATCTCTTCGTACTGCTCTTTATTGCATTCCTCATAAGGAGCCTGTCGGTATGTGCCACCAGCCCAGGGAAGGAAGGATACACCAGAGATTTCATCGAAGTTCCTAAACACCCAAGCCCCTACGTCCATCCATTCATCTTCTTTGACTGAGATGGTCACAGATGGTTTATGCTCACACCAGTGCCGCTGATACATCATCCAGACATCGAGGTGCTCAATTGCTGTTAGATCATCACGCAACCGTGCTCCTTCGGGAGCCTTCATCGGAAATGAGAAGACTACTGTGCTGTCTGGTCGCATTACGCAATCTTCAGCAGGCACACCAGCGGAGGTTAGAAACGCTGAGAGAGGGTCCTTTTTATCCCCACGAACACGGCGAATATAATACTGGCTATGTCTAGCGTGAATACCAGAGGCGCTATCAACAAGTTGAGACACAGTGCCGCTAGGTTTGACACAAGTAATCGCAGCAGACTTAGGAATTCCCAACTGTGTTGCAAGGTCAGAGTTGGTATCAACGGCGACTTTCCGTAGTTGTTCAAGAGCCTTCGCAGTGCTGTCACTTACTTCTCCCATCCATTTGTTATCTAAGATACCCGTCAACGATACACCTAAGAGGCGCTCTTCTTCGGTGTTCTTCTGCCACACCTTACGCAAGTAAGGAAAGTGCGTCATCGTAGACTGGAATGTGCCCAGAATCGTTGCTATCCTAATTTTGTTAGCAAGAGACTCTACAGTATCTTCTGCCCGTACAACCACTTCCGTAAGATTACAGAACTGGTAGGGGCGCAGGATGATTTCTGAGCAGGGGTTTGTTCCGAAGTCAAAACTAGAATCACGTCTGCCGTTCTTTGCAGCTTGGCTTTTACTTGCTTCTCTTGAGAAGATTCCCCGTTCTCCAGAGTGGCTGTTGTAGAGGCTAGTCCATTCTTGGAGAAACTGTCCAATGTCTGGTTTAGAGTTATAAGTTGCCGAGTTGTTAGCGAGTGCCCTATGACCATTTTGTTCCCACCAGTTTCCAGATTTACAAGACCGCATACGGTCATCCTCAAGGTCCGACAGAGAAATCATTGCACTCCTGCGTACCCCACCGACAACAACAACTTCCCCGATTTTGCAGAGAATATCATGACACTCGATTGATGTAAGTTTTCTACCAACTGCTCCTCTAAATTTGGCAATAGTGAACTTAAAAAGTTCGTCCAAAGGTCCGGGACCAGAGGCACGTCCTCCAAAAGTTTTGAGCCTGGCTCCAGCAGGTCTAATTCTGCTAAGGTCGTATCTTGCCACTTCCCCAGAGTATAGTAAAGCGATGAGTTGGCGTAATGCCTTAGCCCACCCTTCCTTAGAGTCTGCAACAGAAATAGTAGTTTGAGAATCAAACAACTGATCTGGCACTTCAGGTAACTGATCGACATATTTGTGCTCCACAGAAAAGCCTACACCTGTGCCACAGAGTAGGATGTACATGGCCTCATCAAAGGCTTTAGGGTCATCAACGGGCAGATAAGAACAGTTGTAGCCGGCAGTGTTGTCCCGGTCAAGAGCCTTACCTGCGGTCATGATAGCCCTCATAGAAGGCATCACTTCCAGGTTCTTGACTGCACTGATAAGTTCTAGGCGTAGGTCATTGTTAGGACTCCACTTGTAGTTCTTGTCTAGGTGGTCAAACATAAAAGCAAAGTAACGGTCTACTGACTCGTCCCAGTGCTCTCGGCGGTTTTGATCAGGGATGAACCGGCTGTACCGGCTCTTGGCAATAAAGGTGCTATAGGGTGTCATCTAAATCAATCTCCAATTCATCAAATTTATCTTCTATCTTATCTGCAAACTTCTCTATTAGTTCTTCTGAAGAAATATCTAGCACTTCCAAGATTGTAATTTCGTCTAACTTCTTCATTCGTTCCATTATATCTCTAATCGTCAACGACATAATCTTTTCAGTGCTTCATCAAGCCCTGCCTCCCAGTTAGTATAAGGTTCATAACGTATAAGTTCCACTGAGTCATACCATGTAGTCTTGTCTGTATCAGTAGGCAGGTAAAACCATCCTGTCTTTGATGCAGAGCCAACCAAGTTCAATGTCCTTACCCCAAGTGCTCCTGCTAAGTGCGCTACACCAGTGTCAACAGTTACGACTGCCTTCAATGACTGTATCTTCTTAGCCGTTTCAAGCCAGCTTCTACCATCTAAGTTCTCTGGCATAAAGTCAGGCTGAATCTGTAATGATACCACTTTGTGCTTCTTTGTCAACTGATTATAGAACTTTTCTGCTAAGTTTCTAGGAATAACTTTGGCACTAGCGTTCCATGAATCATTGTCGCTGTACCAGCAAAACCCTATCTGGCTAGTCTTCTTTACACCTTTAAACTTAAAGTAACCAGCACTGCCATAGACGGGGCCTCCATCGTCCATAGGAAACACATTGTACTGTAGCAACAGAGCCGGTATAGACATCACCTTGACCCTCATTGCCGGTACTTGGCAGTTCTCATCAGTCAGGACACCATCGACACCATCCAGAGAGGCTATCAGGTTCATCAGTGGCTTTTGCATATAGACACTAACAGACTTTACTGGCAGCTTCTTAAGCAGAGGTATGAACCTAGAGAACATGATTGTGTCGCCAACGCCTTGCTCGTTAGTGACTATCAGGTGTCTATCTCTAACATCATACCCTGGTTCCCAGATGATGGACCTAGACAGCGGTGTCTTCATTCCAAGGGCAAACTTAACCTTGCGAATCTCACGGCACTCATACAGGTTAAAGCCCTTACTCCACTGAGCCTCTTTTAGTAGACCATAGGCCCTATCAAGATCACGCTGACTCATTTGTAATACACAGCCTTTATCTTGTCGTAGTTCTCGATAGCGTACTCAAGATAGTGCTTTGCCTTCTCAAGGTCCTCTTTGCCGTTCTTCTTAGCGTGACGCTGCACATACTTAATCACATTACACAGCCAAGGGTCCATCTCCCAATCAAGGAAGACATCCCAAGGTTGGATCTGTGTCTTGTAGTGGTTGCCACCAATCTGTCTAGCCTTGATGTAGTCTGCTAATGTTTCAAGCTGCTGTGACATGAGCGTGTTCCTTTACGGCTTTGGTTGACTTTGACCAAGTTCCACAGTGGGTACATTGGAATCTTTGGAAGGTTCCTGTGGTCGTATAACTGAAACCTCTTTTTTGTAGTTTGGCACTTCCGCAGGTGGGGCATCCAGTGGAATTATACAGGTTACGATTAGGATGGTTTCTACCAAGCCAAGGGAGCAGACGCTCATAGACTTTCTCCAATAAGATAACGTCTTGTTTGTTATACTTCTCCATCACTTTCCAGGCATCAGGGTCCTTGTTCATACACTTAACCCAGAGTTGATAGCCCTCATGCGATGCTTTCTTGCCAAGGTCGAGCCTCTGTGCGATATGGTCTAGCTTATTGCTTGCAAAACGAAACTCTTTACGAACTACCTTTAGCAAGTCAATCTGCTTATACGGAGCAGGCGGTGCTAGATGGTGCAGCAGGAACTCCTTGTTCAGCACAGGAATGTCAAAGCGAGTGCCATTGTAGTGGCATACTGCATCGGCTTCAGAGATCAGGTCATGTATCTTACGAAGCATGAACTTAGGCTTTGTCTCTTGAACAGAAGAGAACATAACCTCTTTAGAGCCGTACCACTTAGCAGCCCAACACAGAACATAAGAAGACTCTAACAGATGATCTGGGCTGATGTACTGGTCACGAAGGCCCCAAATATGTGCAGTGTTGGGGCTTGTTTCGATGTCTAGCATCAGTAGTTTCATTGGTCATCCTTGTTTAGTGCTTCGATGTAGTCCTCTAAGATTTCATCAGTATTAACTTCCCTGTTGAAGAAGTCTTGGAAAAGGCACTCGTGACGCAGGCCTTCAATGACTACACGCTTGCGGACACCTTCAAAGCCGGTGTGCTCAAGGAACTTACAGAACTGCCACAGAATGGTTTCCCATGTCTGGTCATCAGCGAACTCATGGAAGGACTCTATAATTGTCTTTGATGGGAAAGGACTGTTGCCCTCATCTTCAAAGTCACCGCCTTCATAGATAAATCGAAAACTACTCATTGCTGGCTCTCCTTAATAGTTCAAAAAAGTAAACACAATCTACCACAACCA